TATAAAGAATTCTTCAATCTCTTTTACCATTTGTACTGGCATAGTTCCAGACACAGATTTATCCATCTCTTTACGAACTTTACGCACCTTTTTAATTTTTAATGGATCAATAGGAACGATATCTTGAATACCTTCACCCGGAAGATCTTTGTCAATTATCAAATTATAATAAATCTTAGAATCAATATACCATCTACGAAATATTTCATATGATTTATGATTAAAGTCTAATAAGTGAATTACTGTATCAAATTCTTTATAAATTTTGGTTTTGATGTTTTCGGAAATAGGACAATTAGAAAGATCTAATTTTACTGGTTTGTGATCAGTACCCGGAACAAAAGAAGCATTTACAATTTCATCAATTGCATTATCTAATTCAGGATATACCGACATATTACGATATTGAATAATTGATTGGCCTTCATCACGCATCGTAGATGCATAATCTAAAGCCGTACCAAAGAAACCACCTGCTTCAACAGTTACAGTTCCATCATATGTTTCTGGAGCTGTAAATGATTGTAAAGCATTATTTTCTGTCTCTTTTTGAGATGGTTTCTTTTTTCCAAACTGAAATCCAAATATATCAATTTCCATATTTCACCTTAAGTTCTATTTGTCACATTCATAATTTCAAGATAATCAAAAACAATAATGACGTTAAAACTATTTAACGTATTGGGATTACCCATATTTAAAGTAACTTGTTGAATACCTGCTGGCCAACACCCATGCAATCTAAATTGTTTTAATACTGGAGTTTGTCTACTATCTTCACCATTTAAGTTTAAATGTTGTATAATCCAATTATCTGCTTTATAATGTGATGATCTCAAATCAGATACATTTGTATCATGATTGTTTATCGTATCGTGCCATTTTTGTAATCTACCCCAAATATTATTTGTACCAATATCATCCCATGCTTGAAATGACCAAGTTCCGTATTCTTTTTCACCGGGATAGTGGAATTTTCTTCCAAAATAATCATAACTTAATGTTTTAGAGGAAATATTTGGAATGGTTGTTGATCGTATATGAAAATCAGTAAACCCACCACCTGTTGGAAAATTACCATCAATTCTAAAACGATTTGATCGTGTACCACCAAAAAAATTATCTTTAAAATCTATTAGCATGGTTATTGATTAGAATTGTTTCCTGTATTCACATTATAATTGTCGACTATTTTGACATAATCAAAAGTTAATGTTACGCTAAATCCAACAAAACCTACTTCCCCCATATTCAAATTGATTTCTCCAATTACTGAAGGCCAGCATTTATACAAATAAATTGTTTTTAGTACTTCTCCATTTAACCCTAATTGTTGAATATTCCATGTAGTCTGTAACTGTTTATACGAATAATCATCACGGTATACTTTGTGTGTATAGTGTCCATCTAATTGTTCTACCCACTTTTGCATTCCTTTCCAAAGATTATTCACATTATTATCATCATAGATTCCTACAGCCCACGTACTATATTGACGATCTCCCGCAAATGTAATTTGTCTACCACGATACGGAACACTAATAGTATTAATTTGAACTAAAGGTAAAGATGATGAAACAATTTTAAATGGTGTATCACGTCTATCAACAACAACCCCAGAAGGCCATGTTGGTCTAACGATAAACCTATTGGCTCTAGTTCCACCATAAAACCCATCTTTAAATTTGGTTATAGAATTATTGATGCCCATTATTGTGTGAGTGTTACGTTAACTGCAAAACTATCAATACTCAATATTGGTTTGATAATTACAGTCATATTAAGAGTTGAGGAATTATTAGTATTATTAGAAGAATCACATATTATTTGTGTAGCCGAAGTATCAATATAACTAACAAATGGATCTAATGCACTTTGAAGTTCTGCTCTTACTTGAGCTCTTGTAGTTGCATCATTAAGATCAAACAGATATTTCAAACCAATTGATGTCATGGATTGTGATAATGCCGAGCGTAATCTGGATGGTCCAATTCTATCATCGGATGAAATTAATGAGTTTGCGGTAGCTCCAACTAAATCTGAACCTAAAAATTTAGGATTATAATTTACAAAGAAATTTACTCTATTTGTTCGTAATGTTGTTTTTAAAGTATCTTGCCAATCAATTGGATTGATAATATTACCATTTAAAACAGTAGCTCGATCAATTCCAGCTACAGTTAAATATGTTTCGTTTCTATTTTTAGCTCTAGTAAAGAATCCACCTACATCAGAAACAGCAGGTATTGTGTATGTTAGTTTACTGTTTGATAGTAGTGTAGTTGTGTCAACTGCTGTTACCGTTTTTAATCCATATACATTAAACAATCTATTGGCAACTGTTGAACCTGTAGTTAAAGCAGAGCTGCCTAATAAGGCTGTATAATTTGATAAGGTATATCCATTACCAGTTACACCACTGGCATCAGCAACAGATGGAAAAACACCAGCAGTATATGGTTGGTTAATCATCCACTGGCATAGTTGTGTGGTTCCTGCTTGTCCAATAATAATATCTAATACATTTTCTGTGTCTGCTTGATAATTATTGAATCCAGTTGGACTTCCAGTAATAATTAAATTTCCGCCGTATGCCAAATAATTTATTGCAAAGAGAAAATCAGTACCTGGAGTCAATGCTTTTAAGTTAATAGATAGACCATCTGTTCCATCTGTTTGAAATAATCCATACGTTCCACCAGAATTCGGTGCAGTAATAAGACAACTGGTAATTCCACTCAATGCATTTAAATCGCCAACAAAATCTTGAGGATTAGTATAAACAATATATGTAGCTGTAGTATTGCCCTTTGCTGTTGTAGCTGGAGCCCACACGGTTGAACGTGAGTAAACAAGCCAACCGAATAATCCACCAGGATCGTTTCCTGCAGCTCCAGATAAACCATTAAATACGGGAGCGGTATAAGTAGAACCTAATTGCATACCAGCCAATAAAGGATTGGTTGTACTTTCTAATGAATATTGACTTGAGTTTATGAAGGAGCTGAGTGATGGCATTTAATTTCCTTATGGTGTCCAAATATTTAGCATTTTATGTGGGATACCAGATCACACCTCCTTGAGAAAATTCTTCACCATCATCTCCATTTTTTTCTTGAGCTACAAATAAAACGTTATCATCTTCGGGTTTTACCGCTTCTTCATAATTAAATTTTGATTGTTCGACTAAATCACTAAAATATTCTTGTCTTGTTAACCATGCAAAAAACACTAAAGACATGACCAAATCATCATGTTGTCCATCTTCAGCTTTGTATGTATTTGATTTAGATATAAACGACATCAACTCAGTAATAATACGATCATCATTTATTAGAAGTTTATCTTCTTCAATTAATCGCTTTAAAATAGCACACCCAATCTTCTTTGTTTGTGCAGTTGTCCTAATACCCATCTCATTTTTACCAATACCACCAAATCCTTGAGATAAAACTTGACCCTTTCGACCCATTACTTTTGTCATTAATACATTATCGTATTCTAAATCTGAATGTAAAATGTGTGATACTTGACCACCTAAATCATTGGTTTCAATTAGAACATAAGCATTATTATACGTTTTTCCAGCATCTCTAATAACAGTTGGAAAACTAAATGGACTTATAGTATTATTTCTATAGGATGCTACGATCTTATATGGTGTAGTAGAGCCCTCAATTATTGTAAATGCAGAATAATCAGCACCCTGACCTCGAGATACGTCTGCCTGTAAAAAATAGGTTTTATCTTTATCAGGCAATTCAAATATTCTATAACCTTCTGTATTTTCTGTTAAAAATTCTTCAGAAGCTAGAACATTTAATTTTGTAGATGAAATTAGGGTATTAGATGAACCTAAGAAACTACAACCATACTCCTGGTTAAACTGTTCTTGGCTTGTATTGGCAATCTGTTCTTCTGCCCATTCTTCATTGCGTCTAGGTCCACCTGGAGTTATGGGAACTTGAGTCCAATCAACTTCCACGGGTACAAATCTATTTTTAAGTTTGTGCCCCATTGGACGATTGGCATCAACCCATAGTTTGTGAAAATG